CAAACGAAGTCTGGCTCAAAACCCAACCCGCTGATGCTTTGGTCTGCACCTGTGCCACGATAGGTAACTGCATTGAACCCCTCAGACACAACGTCATCTTTGAAGTTAAGTTTGAAACCGTTAGTGCCGTATGAACCAGTATAATCTTTCTTTGTCCAAGAACCATCAACAGTCTCACCAAAACTGGTAGCGTCTAGTGCTTGCCCGTCAATGAAATGGATGTCGGACATATAGCCGTCAAACCACTCTGCAATGTTATCCCTGCTAGAAATTTCGTGCTGAGTAACAGAATTAAAAACACTTGGTGCATTTAGTGCTGGATAATTTGCTTGAGAAAAATCCGTTATTCTTTCGCCGTTCACATACAAACGAACCCTATCTGTTTGAGTTGCATTTGTAGAATCCCAAACCACCACAATATGATACCAAGCTGATGGGTCACGAAAAACAGCAGTTGTTTTAAAACCATTTATGTTCGTAGGCTCAAACTCTAAATAAAGATTATCAACTTCAAAACGCATTGACGCTCTTTCAGCCGTATCCGGCCAAGCGTGAAAGAAAATTGTCCGTGGACTAATAGAAATGTTCCCACGTTTTAGCCAAACGCTATAAGTGAATGTTGTAAGGTTGCCAGCACTAGCCGGTGTCCAGCTTAGATACTGGTTTTCGTCATCGTTGAACTTGAGAGATTGTTCTACAACTCCCCCACCACCTTGAGCAGAAGAACCAGCGACAATAGTTTCAGCAAAATTATGTAGAGACATTCAATAGTTCCTTATGAAGAGGCGAGTGCCAATGTTGCAACAGCATGAATCTCTGTTGCAGACTTAACAACATAGTCAATTCTATCTACTCCAGCAGCAGTTGTCGTAAGAGTAGGTGCAGTACCACCAGCAAACTTCCAGTTTGCACCCCAAGATGCAGTTCTAGAACCAGTACCATCTTGTGTGATAAAGATTGAACCAGCTTGTCCAGCAGTCGTATTGGTTGGATTTGCAAATGTAGCATTTGTATCCAGTGTTACTGAATAAAAGTTATTGTTATCCATATCCATAGTTATTGTTGCACCACTAGTTAGTGCAGTAATATCTCCACGTTGTGGTGCAGTATATGTTTGTGTAACGTCTGTCTTTGCAGTATCAGCATCATGTGCTTGTACTGTTGTTCCAATTGCAGATGCAGCAAGTGCTGCAGTTCCACCAGCAGTAGAACCATCATGCACTCTTAATTGTTTGTTCGTAGTATCGACTGTGATTTCGCCAGATGCCCCAGTGAAGGCATCGTTTTCAGCAGACGTTCCTCTACGAAATTGTACTTGTTTTGCCATTTATGAGACACTCCCAAAATCTAAGTTAGAATCTAAAGAACCAGTGACAAGACCCCAATCTTCACCAGTTGCTAATTTTGCACTTGTTATTGCACCATCTTGAATCATTGCAGTCGTAATCTGATTGTCTGCAATCCTACGAGCAGTAGTAAGAATTCCTAGATGTTTAATTTCAATCTCTGAATCCTCATCTGGTGCTGAGGTGAATCGTAGGGTATCATTTGTTGTTGTAGTAGTAACAAGTGTATAGTTAGTTGTCGCCTTCTGCACAATACCGTCAACGGTTACAATAATAGAACCAATTGCGATAGGTTGTTGTGTCATTATATAATCTGTTTGAGAAACACCAGCAGTAAATGCATCTGTGGTAAACGATCTCATTCCAGCTGAAAGTGATGCCGCAGTAACAGAACCAGCAGAAGGTGCAGTATTGATTGTGCCAATACCACGATGAACGACATAGATTTCAGCAGTGGAACTAGGTGCTTCTGTAAAACGAAGAACCTTATATTCACTACTACCGTTTTGTTCAATTGTAAAAGCAACAGTAGGTTCTTGAACCACGTTGTCCAGAACTACATAAAGGTTTTCTTCATTACCGCCTGGCACTTCATTGTAAAGTGTAAAATCAACAGTAGAACCATCTCCATTAAAATCTTCTTTAACGAAGTTTGGTGATACTAGATTTGTATATGGTGCGCCAATGTAATTAGACATTCTTAACCCCTTATGTTACATCTTGTAGAATTGATGCAACCACATCTACGGTAGCAGCAGAAGCATATATTTGAACTTTATCATCCCCATTCAAAACAATCTTCTGTCCTGATACGACTTTCATAGCACTACCAGCAGGGATTGGGGCATTTTTAACAATATGATATGCTGTTGTAGCAGAACTATCATAGATAAGAACAGTTGCAGTAACAGCAGAACTTCCTGTATTTGCAACATCAAGTTCAATTAGAATTGAATTGACAGCAGTTCCGTTGTTTGAAGTATATACATCTGTAGGTGATCCAGCAGTTGTGGAAATACTCGTTGCAAATGCATTCTTAAAATTATTAGCCATTCTTTTATCTTCCTTTGTTTAATCTATTTATAACGATTACCCAAGTGCAACTGCAAGTGCAATACCAAAACCTTCAGTCGATATTACTCCACCCGCCACTGGCATTGTAAGAGTTGTTGAATCTGATACTAGTTGCAAACCGCCTGTACCTGTATGATTGATAATTGAGTTTGAGCCATCGTGAAAAATTTGCAATTCATCGTCATCACCAAATTTAATTCTTTCACTGGCAGGGCCAGTTGAATCATCAAAGTCGATGACTGTTGGAAATAGAACTGAACTTAGTCCACTCTCCAACTCTTGGATTGCTTCGATAACATCTGTGACTGCATTACCGTTGACAGTGGCAGGAAGGTTTGCAATATCGCCGACATCAGTTGCCAGTTCATTGAACTCAACTCTCCACTCTTCAAAGGTAAAGGATGCTGGTGCGTTTCTATCTGCCATTATTTTTATCCGTCATTTGTATTAGTAGAGATTTAATTTCGTGCATCTCTGTCTTTAAACTATTTATCTCTCTTACGGCATCTCTTAGTTCATCTTTTTCTTTCTTTTTGTTTTTCATCATATTCATATAGTTATTATAATTATTAGTATCTGTACTAATAATCGCATGAGAGTTTTCATCTCGTACTAATGATTTATGACCTTCTACTTTAATATGTGTCATGTTACAATGCCAACGCCAATACTCTAAGATTTTTAATTCTTGGAACTTCTACTGTAGAAGAAGATTTAAATTCTATCTTAACTGCACAGTTTGAAAATGCTTGTAATCCACTAATAGTATATTCTCTTTCTCTAAACAAATCTCTTTGTTCATCTGGATTATCTGTAATGTCTGGTTCAGCCTTTACATATGGAATATCATCAAACTCTCTAACATCTCCCTCAGCAGATATCTTATAATAGATATCTAACTTAGAAGGTTCTGGGCGATTTCCTTCATACATAATTCTCAATGCAGTAGCAGGATTTTGCAAAGTAAATCTTTTTGTCAAATAGTTTGCAGCATTAGAAGTACCTTCTGGTGCAACACCATCCAAGTAATTCTCATGTTGTGTCACCGTAATTGATTGTCCAGCACTTTCAGTAGTAGGTTTTGGTGTTAGTGTTACTGAAGAACCGTCAGCTGCAAGGTCTGTAATGGTAAAGGTTGCATTGTTACTAGTACTACCAGCAATTGTAATCTCTTTACCAATATCCAGTGTCTTGAATTCATCCTTTGTACCACTAACAGTAGTTTCCATTGTAGAGTTTGCATTACTAAATGAAATGTTGCTTGCAGCAGTCAAATCTCTGTCATCAATTTCAGTTACGTTTACATCAGTTCTAGAATAGTCAGAAATTCTATTTGAAGTCATACACAAAGATACTCTTTCTGTATCAATAACTGGAGATAGATAAGAGTTTGTCGTTGTCATAACAACTTCAAGCTTAGCAGACGTTCCACTAATAATATCATTTGATCTTCCACCTGTAAGTTTTACATTTGCATTTTCTTCTGATGCAATTAGATTTCTTAATGATGGATAGTGATTATCATTTTCCTGTACAGTATAAACTGCCTGTTTAGAATACCCTGTTGACATTCCTGTGTAACGATATACAGTACTAGTATCAGGGAACTTCAACTGTGATACCGAAGGTTGTACAATATCACCAGTAAGTTGGTATGTAGCCTTTACAGTATTTCCACCAAACGTATCATTTCCAAGAACTGAGTTTGTACCAGTAATATCAGCATTGTCAAGAGTAATAACATAAGTATCATTTGTTACTTCAGAAACTTGATGTTGGCCATTCAAACTATCAGAAAGAATACCTTGTGTTGTTGAGTTTGCACCATAGAACCCATCAGCAATTCCACTGAAGGTTACAAAGTCAGCAGTCTTAAATCCATGATTCAGATGTGTTACACGAACTTTGTTTGTTCCTGTTGCACACTGGAATGGATCAGCTTTTAATGTTCTCTTAGGAAGTGCGTTATTGACAAAGATAGGATTACCAGTTGCAGTTGTGTCAAACTCTGCACGATACATGGTAAACTTAACATCTCTATACTGGTGAGGTGTCCAAGATTGTCCGTTCTGAGATAGGAACAATGTTCCCTTCAATGGGTTAGATGAAACAAGACGATTATCTGTCAAGTTTGTCTGTCCAACTTCTGAGAAGAATACACGACAGCCTGGTTCATCAACTTTAATAACAAAAGCATATTCAATATCATCTGTCAGATAAACAGGAGAGTCAAATGTAAATCTTGTTGCGACACTAGCATCATCAGATACATTTACATCCTTAACATCAAGAATTGTTTGTGTTATAATTTTATTTGATGGGTGGCCATCAACAGCATTTGTAATCTGAAGAATAACAGGACGAGTTCCAGCAGTCTGGAAGTATAAGTCCATAGAAGTTATAAACGTACCATTCTGACCAGCAGAAATGAAAGTTTGTCCTAATGGATCGTGACCGCTGCCACCATTGCCGCCATCACCACCGCCGTCGCCGCCGTCGCCGCCATCACCGCCACCATCACCACTGGTTGCCCAGTTAAGTCGTGTACTAGATGATGTGGCACCTCTTATTGTACGATTTACAACTCTTGTATTCTGAACTCTATCACGAACAAACTCTGCTCTCCGAACATTCAATATTGTCTGTTCTCTTTCTTCTGCAATACCTGTAGCAGAATAAATCTTTTCTGATTTAGAAGAGAAGAGCCCTGTCTCTGGATTATTATTGATATTATCAATTAACCTAAGAACTCTTTCACCAGTTCTAAATCTAAGATTGTCTGAATTTGGAATATAGAAAACAGCACTGAATCTACCAGTACTATCTGTTATAAGATCAGATTTTTCTGTTTTCATTGCAGGCACAGCTGTTGTTGAAGTAGTTCCATTAATTCCACTGATAGTACAAGTGTTTGTTCCACCATCTGTAGTTCTTGGAATAGTACCAGTAAGAACATCACCAACGGCAAATCCAAACTTGATATTTGCAAACTGTGTATCTACTGGAAGTGCTGTTGCAGATGCAGTTGGGTCTTGTTTTACAACATGAGCAGATGCCTGCATTCTTTGACAAGTAGCAGTGGTATTTGTGCCAGCAGTAATGCCTGTTAAGACTGTACCATCAGGTTCAGTGATTGTTATATCATTTCCAGATACACTAGTAACTCTATAATAGTTCTGTTTAGAAGTAGTAAAGTTTAATTCTGTAGATACATTTAGACTTTCAAATTGAACATGGTGTCCTACAGAGATTCCAGATACGCTACCAAGTGTTACTGTAGTAGTTGTAGCAGTTGATGCAACAACAGTCACACTTGTTGCAGTGTGTGTTTGGTTCTTAACAATATCACCGAATCCAAATGCACGAACCTGTTCACCTTCCCAATTTCTTGCAGCATCTGTAGATGCTTCTGGGCCTGGATTTTCAACATTATTGAAATCAAAGTTTGTGCGAGAAGAAGATGTTACTGATACAGTATCATTAGGAGTTACAAAGTCTGTAACATTCTCATTATCAAAGAAAGCATAAATCTTAGTATTAGGCCTTAGGTTCTGAACAATAATCTGTACTGGTCTTCTTCTAATGAAAGGTATCATATTAATACCTACAATTCTATCACCAAGTCCTTTACTGTCAATAGTAGATTCAATAGATGTTTGCAAACCAGAACGAACTTGTCCTACTTGTTGCGTACCAATTCTTCTAGTACTTGTTGTAGTAAAGTTTGAAGTACCACCTTGACTGTTTCCAGTATTAAAGTTTCTAGACCAACTTTCTGTTCCTGTCCACTGTCTTGCACCAAACCAACTATCCTGCCAGGAGTTCCAAACTGTTCCAGTAACACCCATCTCTTCTGCTAGTTTGTTAATAACATCAAAGTTATTATCATCATTAACAATAACATCTGGCCTGCGAGTTACATCATTCCAATCATCTGAATATGGAGTTAGTGTCATCTCACCAGTAAATGGCGCAACCTTATATGGGTTTACATCAAAACTGTCGGAAGCATATTGGTTCTCAATAAATACTTCTTCAGTATATGGCAGTGTAATAATACCATCCTTATGTCTTCTGTATCCAGAAGTTTGTCTTGTTCCAGCAGTAGATATACTTTCAACCATATCAATAGTATCACTAAATGCCATAGGACGAGCTTCACGATTCTGGAAGTCTACAGAAATTTTATAATCTGGACTTTCAAAATCACCGATAGCATGACCAGTAAAGTTATCAACAATAAAACCGTTTTTCAATCTGTCATTACCATCTTCATCCTTTAGAACCAATGAGGAAGTTTCTTTCTCCAATAAGTTCAGTGAAGTGTAGAATTCCAGATTAGATATTCTCTTATCTAATTTACCAATGTCACGCATTGTGTATCTACGATTATCAAACTTCTTTGTTTTGATTTCATTCAAGTCAACAACGTATGGTGACATTTTAACTTCAAACATAACCATACCAGAATCAGGAGCCTGAGGTGGAACAGGATTGATAGAAGGAACACCACTTATAGTTTTAAAGAATCCTAATCTGTTCATGTAAATCAAATCTGTTCTTGCCAGATGGAAAGAAAAGTCAGCTGATAAGTTAGTACCAATATGTGGAAGTTCTGGAATTGATGCACTAGCACCAGAGAATGCTCCACTATCATCTACACGAGGACGGAAATCAAAACAATCTCTTAGTTCAAATCCTTGTCCAGAATCTTTTGATATAAAGCTTGGAATATCTTTGTAGTCAAGGTCTGAATAAGAATCAACTGAGAAGTAATCTCCAGCACCATGTGTGAAGTAATCAAAAGTTACACGAAGTGTTCCTGTAGGAACTGGTTGTCCTGGCTTCAATCGAATAGATGCAAGATCATAATATGCATCACGCTGTCCAGTATCGAAGGTATAACGACTTGTTACGTCTACAGCATTAGTTGAACTATATGCACCGAACCCTGTTGCCATATTAATTGAAACTAATCTATATCCATCTGCCTTGCCCAAAGTTACATTAGACTGTGCCGCAGCAACAGCTGTTGTTACGTCTGTAGTTGCTTCAGTAACCAAACTCTTTGTTTTCTCAACGGCAGCAGTTGAAGACACATCAACAGAAGCAATCAGAGCAATAGTATTACCAACAGTAATTCCATTTTGTGTCAGTCCAACAAGAGATTTTAGTTTTACAGATAATCCACCAGCAGAAACCTCAATATTAGAAGCAGTCAAATCTAGGACATCACCAGTTGTTGTATTAATAGCAACATAGTTTTGTAGGTTTTGTGCAGAACTAAAAGACTCATTATCTTGTACGTTAAATGTAACTTCACCACTAGTAGAACCAGCTACTGAAGTTTCATTACCAAATTGTCTTCTGATAGTGTATGAAGTTGACTGTTCGTTGTCTGGATTAGCAGTTGAATCTCCTCTAATCTTTCTAAGTCTGAAGAAGTTACTATCAAAGACTAGAATCTTTTTATCAGCTTCATTTACCTTTGCATTAAATCTTTTAACTGAACCGCCTGTAATAGTTGTTCCAGTATAGCTTGAACCAAGAGTTGCACTGAGATTGTTTACAACTGTGATAGGCCCGATTGGCCCTGTCTCGTTTACAAAAATATAGTCACCAGTTTTCAGTTCTGTATTGAATAGAGTTCCAACACCAGTAATTGCAGTTGAACCGTTTGTTACTGTAACAGAACCAAAAAGAGTTGATTGTTCTGGACTTACATCTGCCAGAAAATTTGTACCATTAAATGATTTAACATCCCTTTCAAACTCTTTACCAGAGTTCATGTCAATATCAAATAGTCCAAGTTTAAATCTAATATCTGCTACTGTTCCAGTGTAATCACCATCATGTAGTGAGAAAGCTCTTGCTCTTGCAGTACCAACAACACTACCGTTGCCACCCAATTCATCATACAGATTAAGTTCTTCAAATGCATTAATGTTTGGAATATCAGTTACGTTTTCTACAAGAACATAGTTACCAACAGGAGTTTGAATTGGCCTATCAACCTCTCTGTCAAATGTTCTTGGTTTGTCAACATTTACAAGTTGTGAACCCATAGTTTCAACTTCATATCCTTCAACATATGCTTTGCCTGGAGCAATAGAGAATACTACTTTACTTTCAAGTCCACCTGCTGATTCGGCAAATACACCTCTATTATTACCATCATTCAAGTGTTCTCTTTTTTCTAAGATGAATGGACGAACTTCATAGTCACCACTTTCATCAAATGTTCTCCGAGCAAGTGTATGTTCTAGAATTGAATAGTCAGAATACTTTGTAAACTTTTGAAGTTCACCTTGAACGGTTCTTGCAAGTTCAATAAAGTCTGTATCATTAGTTTCGGTTAAACCCTTTTTAATAAGAGTAAGTTCAACTTTAAATCTGTGTGAGCCTGGCGCATTTACATTAGAAGAACCTTGTGCATTATCCAACAAAGAACTATCTTCTTCTGGAGTTACAAAACTTTCTCCAATCTGCCAACCAATACGATAAGAAGGTTTGTTTGAATACTTATCAAGCAGGATAACCTGTTCAGTGTTCTCTACAAAGAAACCATTGACAAAGTAAACACCTTTATGAATTAGAAATGCACTACCTACACCAACAGCAGTACTCTCGCCTTGGATAGAAGCAGAGCGTTCTGTAGTTTGATTTGCTGTGAGTTTGAAATTAGTTTCTGTAGTATTATTTGCATTAGTCGCTATAATAGTATCACCGGCAGCAAAGGTTTGTGTAACACCATCGTTACCAGTATTTTCATACTTAATATAAAGTGTAAGTGGATCAGTATCAGTGGCCGCAACTGTTCCGATAACTCTTGCCTTCAATCCACTTTGAACTGATTCAATAATCTTATCAGCAAATTCTGTTCTGTATGTTTCAACTGTTGCTGCGTTAAAGATTGAATCTATTTTAATATAATAGTATTCAGCATCATAGTTCATGTCGCCAGGGATGACCATAGACCCCTGTTCAAACATATGACTTCCTAATTTATTAATTTGTTCTTGTAGTACAGTTTGTAACTGAGTTAGCTCTCTTGCCTGTACGGCAAAACTTGGACGAAACATAATACGATGGAAATTTTTTCCAGTATCATAGTCATCATTGTATGGAGAGACATTGAAGTTTGTTAGCGTTACAGCCATTTACATATCCACCTTATCTTAGAATTCAACAACAATTTTAATATCTTCAGTTTGGTCTGAGGCACGAGATATCGGGCGCCTGTTTTCTGCATAAATGATATTACCACTGTCAGCTTGAAGTTCTGGATTAGAATACCCATCACTATCAAATGATATTGTATTACCACCAGAAAGGGTTACTGGATTCGGACTAGGTTGAGCAGGCACACCAGTTGCACTAGATGTTGCACCAACAATATCACCAGAACCAGAAAAGGCCTTGTAATCACCATTAGCATCAACCCCATAGTTTTCCCATCTTTCTTGAAGGTAATATAGAATTCTGTTTGTTGTATCATATTCAACAACTCTGCCTACAGCACCAGTTGCTGATTGTGTAATTTTTTCATCGGGTTCAAATGTTGCAGAGGAGGATGAGAAGGCAACTGCATAAGTTTGTCTTGCAGTTGTTCCGCTGAATACACCAGTACCACCATTTGTGGTTGGGTCAACAACGATACCAACTTCTCTAAAATCATTTCCTACTGCAAAGTC